GTGCCGGGGTACCACTCAAGCTGGAGCCCCCACTGGCTGACCTGGCCGCCGACCGTCTCCAGGCCCACGCGCATCTTCCCGCACTTCACGTAGCTGTAACCGCGAGGGTTGCCGGTGCCGGTCACGCTGCGGCCGACGTGGTTGCGCCTGCGGGTCAGCCCGTGGCCGAAGCTGTACGCGCAGGAGATCCACGCCCGGACCGGAACGTGGCTGGCATTCCGGTGCACAATGATGTGCTCATCGGTGCGGCCCAGGTGAACCGTCGCGTAGATGTGCTTGCGGCCGGAGCGCGGATTCGTGTTCACGCTGCCCGGCCGGTCGATGCGCGGCCTGTTGCACATCGAGAACTGGATGCAGCTCGCGGCCACGGGGCGGGCCGAGGTGGCCGGCGCGGCCACGCCCGCGGCCAGCGTCAGGGCGCTCACGCCTAGCGCGAGCATTGCGATGATTCTGCTCATGACGTCCTTTCTGCGTAGGTACTGCACAGACGCGAACGCCCCGGCAGGGGGAAGAACAGGAGACTGCCGGGGCGCTCGTCCGTCAGCATCCGGCTGGCGGGTCTAAGGGCCTCAGACCGCCCACGGCGGCTGCTGAGGGGCCGCGCCGGGCTGCTGACCCGGCTGCTCCTGCGGGGCTGACGGCTGGCCGTTGGCGGACTGCTGGCCCTGCCAGGGCGGCTGCGGGACAGGCGCGGCCTGCGGCGCACCCTGCGGAGGCGGGGCCTGCTGCTGGGCCGGGCCGGGCGGCTGCATGAAATTCGGCTGGAAGCCCTGGCCCTGCGGGGTGAACTCCTGGTACCCGCCAGCGCCCGGAACGGGCGGCTGAGCCCATGCCGGGGCACCCGGCACCTGCTGGGGCGGACCCTGCTGAGCGGGCGGCTGCGGCTGCTGCGGCTGCTGCCACGGGCCGGGAGCCTGCGGGGGCGGTCCCGGCTGGGCGTAGCCCTGCTGCGGTGGCGCGTAGACCTGCGGGGGCTGCACCGGAGCGACCTGCTGGCCCTCGCGCGGCCAGTCAGTCGGGGCACCGGGCCGCGGCGGGCGGATGTCGCGGACCTTGGTCCGCATCATCCCCTCCCACTCCTCGTTCTTCAGCGCGCCCGTGAACGGCCTGCCGACGATGAACTGGGCCACCTGCTCCGGTGTCCAGCCCAGCGCCCAGAACGGCTGGTCGCCGTTCAGGCAGCGCTGCCCGGTCGGGTCCTGCGGGTCGGGCACCGGCACGCCCAGCGCGCCCAGCCGGCGAAACATCAGGCCAAGCCCGCGCTTCTGCCTGCGCTGGTCCTCCTCCGGGGCGTTCGGGTCAACCGGGGTGATCGTGATCTGGGTAGTCAGCGGCATCTTGCCCGCGTTCTCGCCGGTCGTGGTCCGGCCCTTGACGATCCACTGGGCCTTGTCGCCGCCCCTGGTCTTCCCGAAACTGGCCTCCTCGACCACCATGTCGGCCGGCCCCTCGGGGTAGAGCAGGTTGGAGTTGTCGGCCTGGCCGTACAGCGTGCCGAAGTCCCAGGTGCTGCCCTGGGCGGGCGCGGCGGGGTAGGCGGCCGGGTACCCGCCCTGCGGCTGCTGCTGCTGGGGGTAGCCCTGCTGGGGGTAGCCCTGCTGGGGCTGCTGCGGGTATCCGGGCTGCTGAGGCGGCTGGCCGGGCCAGCCCTGCTGCGGGTAGTTCATGATCACCTTCCGTTGGGGTTGAGCACCTGCATGAGAATGGTCTCGATGGTGTAGCCCGGCTTGCCGGGGTAGCCCAGCGGCAGGGCGTAGGCGTTCAGCCGGCCGCCGACCCGCTCGCCGGTCTCGTACTGCGGGTGCGGGCCGATCAGCATGAACCGGCTCTGGTCGGGCAGGGCGCTGATGTGGCCGAGCAGGTCCACGTAGTAGGGCAGGTAGTCACCGATCTGGCCCTGCACGAGCGGACGCCACTTGCCGGTCCGGTCGTCGAACCGGGTGCCCGCCGTGAAGGCCACCGACCAGAGCGGGTTGGTGGGGTGGATGATCAGGTCACGGAACTGGCGGGTCATCGAGGCCACCTGCCGGAGCAGCGCGCCCCACTTGTCGCGGTCCATCTGCCTGCCCGCGGTCAGCGAGTCAATGATCCGCTGCTGGACCTCGGTGACGCTGTCCACCGACAGCGACTTGAACGGGTGCCGGCCGGAGCTGAGCAGGGCCAGCACGTGATTGATGACCGTGTGGTCCTGGCAGATCACGATGCACGAGTCCCAGGTGCCGTCGTACACGGGCACGGTCTCGCGCATCGGCTCCCAGTAGATCTTGCGGCTGGGTGTCCAGTAGCTGGTGCCCTCGACGTCGAGGATCAGCGTCGGCCGCGGGCCGGAGTCCGCGAATGTTGACTTGCCCGCCTTGGCCAGCCCGTGCACCAGGAAGGACAGGCCCTGCGCGGTGCGGCGGCGCGGCGGTGGTGGTGCCTGCTGCGTCGGGATAGCCGTGTAGGGCGGTATCGTCATCTGATCCTCTCTCCGTCACGATCTGCCTCCACACTACCAGGGCAGCAGCGCGCATGCGCGTCGAGTCCGCGCGGAGTGAACGCGACCACGTTGCCGCAGGCATCGCACCAGCCCAGCACGGTGGCGGCGGTCACGGGGTTGATCCGGGGCATGGTCGCTGTCGCGGCGCTCACAGCTTGCTCAGCTCCTCATCTTCGAACCAGGCCCATCGCGTACGACGGACCACGTGATTAATGCACTGACGGGACCGGCCGAACGCGGTAGCCAGGTCAATTATCAGCTCACCGTCATTCCAGCGCTGGCGGATCTCCAGCACCTCGGCCTCTGTCAGCTTGTGCAGCCCGTGGCGCTCGCCCCGGTTGCTTGTCCCGTTAGCAAGCCGGTCCTGGCCCTGGTTCTCCGGGCGCGTACCCCAGCACAGATTCTCTGGCCAGCGGTTATCTGTCTTGACGTCATTCAGGTGCCGAGCTTCCAGGCCCGGCGGGCACGGGCCGGCAAATGCCGTGAGAACCAGTACGTGCACGGTGGTGTGCGTGCGTTTTCCTAGTACATAGAGATTTACCTGCGGATAGCCTGTTCCGTCAGGAGGAGTTTTCAGAATCCTTCCGGATCGCATAACCCTGCCGTGGTCCGACACCTGGTAATGTGCGCCTGCCAGTCCTGGTGCTCTTTTCCAGGTTTCAGTCATAGCTTAGCCAGTTCTTCTCGTATTGTTCTCAGAGCATCGTTTTTATAATACGTATACGGATCTTCCTGCCGGTAGTGGCCGCTGCGCAGCAGCGCGCCGGCCCAGTCGCTGCCGTCGTCCATCATCGGGCAGAGCTGGACGTGCGGGCACGACCACTTGCAGTCGTAGATCATCGGGTTCGGCCGCAAGATCGAGCGCTGAAGCACGTTGATGCGCTCCAGCTCCCCGCCGGCCGCGTACGCCTTGTCCAGCTCGGCCCGCACCGCCAGGATCTCCCCGGCCACGGCCTGCACCGACAGCAGGTGCGAGGCGATCTGCTCGGGGGTGTACCAGAACTGGTCGCGCAGGTAGTAGGGCGGCTCCGACTTTGCCGTGCGCTTGACCCGGCGCAGCGTGGTCACCACCCCGCCGGACACCACCGGCTGGCCCGGATCAGGCAGCTCTCCCGGCAGCAGGCCGATCGCGAGCTGCTGGAGCAGTGAGTAGAACTTGAACTGCGGGTCGAGGGCCAGCACCTCATGGCGCTCGAAGTTCGCCGCGGTCTTGTAGTCCTGGAAGGCCAGCCGCCCGGTGGAGGTCTCCCGCTGGACCTGGTCAAGGCGGGCGCGCAGCGTCACCTGGCCGCTCATCGGGCCGGGCATCGGGACCTGGATGTCGGCCTCGGTGGCCACGGTCTCCCAGTCGGCGTCAGCGCCGGTCTCGGCCGTCCACTCCAGGTAGCCCTCGATCATCGGGATGGCTGTGGCCATCTCGCCCCGCAGCTCCTCCTCGTAGTCGGGGTGCGACCTGATCTCAGCCGCGTAGAGGAGCTGGATGACCGCCAGCGGGTCGAGCTGGTAGCCGTACCAGCCCTCCAGCGCGGTGTGAATCCGGGTGCCGAGCAGCGGATTGGACACAACGGGCGGGTCAGCCGGGACCATGCCCAGGTAGTACGTGAGGTACCACTGCCGGGGGCAGCGCTTCCACTTGGCGATCTCTGAGTTGCTGATCGTGATCATGTGTTCTCATCCTCCCAGCTCTCGCGGACGGCCTCCAGCTCGGTGCCGGCCGGGCCGCCGTCAGGGAACGGGGAGCCGGTGCGCCTGGCGCGGGCGTTCTGCATCGAGCGCAGATCCTCGACGCCGGGCATCATGACGTCACTCTTGCGCAGGCCCCGCCGGGCCAGCCGGGTAGGGTAGTTGCTCCTGCGGCGGTGGTGCCTGGTGTGGTGCTTGGGACTTGACATGATCTTGATCCTTCCCGAGTATCCAGGCCATCAGGTCCGCGTCGCGCGTGACCTGCTCAGCCCGTTCTTCCTTCTCATTGCCCAGCTCGTATAGCCGCTCGTCTACCGTACCGGGGGTGATGGCGTACACCACCCGGACCGCGTTCTTCTGCCCGATCCGGTCAATCCGGCTGATCTTCTGCTCACGGCTCCTGAATGACGGGTCAGGCTGGATGAAGTAGATCGTGTCAGCGCGGTGCAGCGTGATCGACTCCGCGCCGGCCGCCGTAATGAAGATCACCCGCACCTCGCCGGACTGGAACAGGTCCCTGGCCGCGTCCTGCCGGGCTGGCGTCATGCCGCCCAC